GTGTCGAAATGACCACCATTCTCAATCGCAACCGTCCATCAATCTTTTTCTCTTGCTTCCGCAAGCACGTTTTGCAAACACCATGCGTGACCTTCCCGTCTTTCGGCGGTTTATATCCCATGCGCCTATGACACCATCCGCAAACGATTGTCATTTCGCCATCCCCTCGGCTTTGGCGATTGCGGTTCGTGAGAAGTCGCACAACGATTTGGTTGTTGCTTCCGATTGCCCTGTTAATCCGAGCCATGACTCGTGTGTCCATGCTCCGCCCTTGTGAAACATTATGACGGCATGGCATACCGCTAGCATATCCGGTGCTGCTGCATGAACGGAGCAATACCTTATGCTAACGGAGTTTCCGGTTTTGTCTACTGTGCATGAGCATGGGTAGGTTGGATTGTGAATCATGGTGGTCATTTCGACACCCCCACAAAGAAACCCCTGCAAGTTGGAGACAGGACTCGCGATCCTGAAGGCTTGCAGGGTAAACAAAAACCGCCACCCTCATAAGGGGCGCGGTCCGTTTTAAAGGTATAGGTTCGCGAGTTCATCATCTGTCTCCACCCCCATTCTACATGAAGTCAGGAAAAATGTCAAGGTGTAATCGAAAATAAATTACCGTCGACGTTTGACATCGAATGCCGAATTTTGTTATAAATCGACATGGACAAGCGCACGGAATCAGATATCAAATCGGCAATCTTGGAAGCCTTGAACGTCCATCCGCAGACCTTCGCGTTCCTTATACAGCCAGCCGGGATCCCGATCTTTGAGGAAAAGAAATTCAAAGGCTTCAGGAAGTCTCAGAGCCGGGACCTGCCCGATATTGTAGGTGTTAAGGAAGGCTGGATGTTCGCAATGGAGATTAAGAAGCCGGGGGAGAAGGCGACGGATAAGCAGCTTCACAAGCTGCGCTCCATATCTGACGCAGGGGGCTATGCGTGGGTTTTGGACTCAGTTGAGGACGCGATTGAAGCGCTTAAAGAGGTAGGACGCGGACGCTGATTATTCCTGTTCCTTCGTTCTCATGTCAGACAATTTCCTCCAATTCAAATTCGGAGGATGCGTTTTCGATGTCGTGCCTTGTACCTATTACCTTACAGATCAAAGCCGTGATAAGGGGTTCCTGCACCCCGGAAGCATCTTGATTGAAGGTCACGCTGAGAGTATCGGACAATTCTATTTGGGGCCAGAACTTCGTTTTAATGCGGAGATTCTTTCTCTTAACTGAAAGCCGGGTATGGAATACCAGGGCGATGTTATCTGATATGTTCGTGTCCTTATTGATCAGGATATTGCTCGACACCTGAAGAACGCGCGTCCCAAAGACCTCAAGCGCCGAAGTCCGCACATCCGCAGGCGACGCGACCTCAGCAAAGAAGGATCCAAAGAAAGCCCGGACTATACTGAATACGCGATCGATCCCTTCTTTCAGGAATAGGACCTGAGCCAGATTCGTATTCTGAGCGAAGGTATCATCCGGGACGGAAGTCACATCCCTGGAACGGAAAAAGAAATCCTCGTCGTCGTTCAGGCCCCATTCAAAATCTGTGAACTTTGCCAATTCCTTAACGCTGTCATGCACGTTCTTCTCTGAGAAATTCGCCATTGCGACAAAGACCTTATCGGATGTAAATTCTACAGTTTCTTCAACGATTTCATACTGGATTTGTCTGTATGTATTCGTGCTGAAGGTCAGGGATATCCTGACCTGGATAAATCGTTTAACTGCGGAAAGGATCCCGTTCGTCGCCGACACCGCGACAAAAGCATCATAGGTTATGTCGTCAGTGCTTGTCCGGGTTTCAAATGTTATAGTTGCGCCCACGGGCTTCGTGAAATCAACCGTGAGGTTCCCCCATGCCGTCAGCCCGGAAACCGTGTCGATTGTTTTGGATTGATGTACGGTTGCGATTGAGAATGCCGGGACTTTAATATTATCCAGGAAGATCTCTTTCGTGACTCCGCCGATCGAAGTGTTAATCACGAGCCTGTCGCCGAATTCCCATGTCTCATCACTCACGAAGAGGAATTTGACGTTATCGATGTAAACCGTAAATGTACCCGTCATATCCCTTGCGACCCTGACTGTCTTTGTTACCGTCCAATCCACCGAAGTAAAAACATTCGCAAGGATAGTTCCCGTCGTAGAACCAGAATCTTTCTTCATAAGAAATAGATCATTCACGCCCAGGAGTCCAACGCCTATCCTGATAAAATATCCATCATGCGCGTCGGCTGTGTCTGAGTTCGCCATGAACCATAACTCAAGGAATGAGGTTCCATCGAATATCTCAAAGCGAACATCGAACTCCCAATCCCCCACGCCGATTACGGTTGTATAGGATTTCCGAAGGCGAGCAAATTTATCAGTCCCGGTATTGTCCCCGAAGGCTTTTAATTCTCCGGCAACGATATCATATGACACCGCAGCCGAAACCGTGATGCCGACATAACCGTTTGTCCCGTCCGTAGGGAATCCTCCGGCGAAATCATTAAACAGCTGCTTGCTCGTGGATAGTCCGAAATTGATCTTCAGCTTCCCTGGTTCTGTTCCCTTCTCAAGCCCTGTATTTAAAACAGCAGCGCCGAAATCTGCTTTCGAGTTAAGGGATATATTATTCTTGATTGTTCCGAGCGTGGCATCATCAATCGAAGTTGTGGGGATTATAGTTTCTGCGAGAAGGTCCGTTATCAGATCTTCTACGGGCTGGTTTCTTTTCCAAAATCTATAAGTGCAGATAATGGACTTTCCGCTTGTAGGTGTTTCAACGAGAGTGATTCTTGCAGGGAGTTCAAATACATCCAGATCCGCCACATTGAAATCGATCCCTCTCCTGAGAACTTTTGCATCAAGCTTAACCTCTGTGATTTCACCAACGCCGTTATTCTCTGTGAAGAATTCAAAGTTGTCGCCGTCCGTTGTTCCGAGTATCTCACTCGTTATTAAGTTTGATACAGACTGCGCGTCTGAGTCCAGCATGAGCCTTTCAAGCCCTTCCACCGCGACCTGGACGGTTCTGCTCTTTGTATCGAATACCCAATCGGTTGCAACGCCCGTAAAGATTACAATCAGTTCTTCAGATCCACCGGGCTTAACCGTGGAATCAATCCGGGGATCCGCACCACCGACGTTCTTAAATCCTGCCCGGATCTGGAATTTCTGAAGGAAGGGTTCGTAACCGAAGCTGGAAGCGCCGTCGGGCTTCAGAAGGCTTGCGTCGTGGGATCCTTCTTTCCATTGCATAAGGTCGTTACGCAATCTAAGAATGACGTTTGAGACTTTGAATTCGTTGAGGGTTACGCTGTCGAATTGATGGAGGATAGGATCTACGAAATTTATCTGGTCCCGATTCAGTTCGCGATATTCGGTTTCATAAATAAAGGAAGTTGTTCCTGCGTCCCAAAATCTGCGCTTGTAGAATATCCTGAACCAAATGAAAGTCGCGTCACGCTTCTGTGTGGACTTAAAAGCATCGGTTACTGTTTTCAATTATACTTCCTCAAGCTCCATCGTTATATCATACCCTGCGCCTTTGAATTGGATTGAATAACGAGTCTCGAAGGGGTTGACCCAATTTACCTTATATATTTCAAGGGGACGGGAAAGCGATTCGGGATACCATAAGAAGGGGGTTCCTTCGTTCTTAATACATTCGAGAATATCGTAATCTGCTTGAGGCAGGAATCGAAACGAAACCCTTGCGCCGTATTTGGAAATCCTCTGATCGCTGAAGCGCGTATATGCGATGTGACGTTGACCGTCACCGAGTTCGATTATGGTTTTCTTCTCGCGTCCTACCAGATCATAGGATGAGGGGTTATCTGAAAGAATGAATCGCTGCCTTGCGATGATCAACTCACCGATTTCCTTCTCGCGGTTCGGTTGCTGCGTGGTGAATAGCGTAAGGCGAATCTTGCTGGTCTTAACCGCGCCGAAGGTCAAACAGGTTATCTCTCCGGGCCTCTCAGTTTCGATGATGGTTTTAAATATTGACTCAGCAGAATCAAACCATTCCAACTTGAAAAGCTTCACGTTCGTTTTCAACATTATCAAGGTGTTGAGCGTGAATTCTGTTTCGACGGTTCCTACGTTGAATGTAACCTCGATCGTTGCAGCTTGAGTATCACGACGAACGCCGGACGTTATATATTTGTTATCTTTATCCCGGTCGAATAGGTTCGCAGTTGTACCCCCTGCGGAAACTACAATGGTCGAATCTGCATCGACCATGTTCTCCGTCAGGATCCTGATCTCTCTCTTATCCGCAGGAATAGGCATTAAACAGATAACCTTGAATTGGCAGTATTCGTTTCGTTCACGCGCCGAGAAAACATAACTGACGACTGTGATTTCGTGGCGATCTCCTCAGCCAATTTACGAAGCAGGAAATCAGCGTTGCTCAGATCAAGAGTGTTCGCCGAAACGGAAACATTTACATTCGCTCCACCACCACCACCACCAAATCCAGCCTGTCCGGGAAGGATGATCCCGGAGGACCCGAAACCGGGTACACCACCACCACGAGCGCCGGGGCCACCACCAGGAGCAGCGCCGAAAGCCGTGAACCCACCGAACGGACCGCCGAGCGCCGTCGCGATGGATCTGAATATAATCATCTGTGTGATTGCCTGAATGATCATTCCGTTTATGCTTTGGAATATATTCACGAAGGATTTCTCAAAGCTGGTTCCAGAAACAATCATATCAGAGAAAGCCTTTGATACGTCCTGGACCATCTTCTTCGCGATCACGTTGGATAGGTTCTGAGCAAAGTTCTCTGTATTCGCTTGAATCTTTTTATATTCCCGGATTGTCTCATCCGACATTCTCGTTAATCTCGCAATGCGATCATTAATAAATTTATCCTGCGCGGATATTGCCTGCTTGATCTGTGCGTCCTGCTTTGCGAGTACTTCCTCAAGCTTATCAGTTCCAGGGACTTCTTTTGCGCGCAACTTCTGACGTGCTGATTCGGACTCAACGACCGCTTGATCTGCCCTGCGCTGTGCCTCAACGAATTGACGATTCGTTTCATCCAGGATAGATCGGACCTGGAATTTGAATGTTGTGATTGTGGAAAGCGCGGACCTGAATCTACCTGTTACGGCCTGCGCCCCTGCAACTGATAACGTATTGAAAGCCGTTACGCCGATCGCTGCCATTGAAGCCAATCCTGATCCGATCTGATTCAACCATGTGAATACACGCTTCAGAACCGGGATGATAGCGCTGATCGTGGGTATCAGACCGCGACCGACCTGCTCTTTGAAGTCTCCGAACTCAGCGGAAAGCTGCTTAACCTCCTTTGTGAACCCCCTCTCCTCTTGAGCAGCTTGCCCGAACTTATCTACCAGGACATCCAAAACCTGTTGGGCAGTAACAGCGCCATCGAGGAAACCGCCGAACTCGCGATTAAGGGTAATGAGGGATCGGGTATTGCCTTGTAGGAGGTCCGCGAGAAGCCCTTCAACCGTGACCATTTCCTTGCCGGACGCAACAGCAAGGCCCATTGTCAGATTGACGGCGAGCCTCGCGGATCCGAGATCGTTCGTGACACGGACGAAGCGGTCGAGTGAGGTCAGCGCTTGAGTATCGGTGAATCGGGTTGTGGCCTGTATCTGAGCAGACCATTTCTCTATCCCGGCAGCAGCCTTATCGAATGATTCGCCGACGGCTTCGACGTTGAACTTCAGCCTGCGAAGAACCTCGTTTTCTTCATCCGCTGCTTTAACCGAGTCAGTAAAGAAGCGTACTATCTCTCGGCCAGATATAAGACCGACGTATGCTCTCGCGAGTTCACCAGCTGCGCCCTTCAGACCGAGAAATGATGATTCGGTTTTCTTTGCAGCCTGCCCGGTTTTCTTCATTGCATCGGAAAATACCTGCATTTTTCCGGTGTTTGCATCTACGTTTACTTTTATATCTATAGTCTCATCGGCCATCGGAATCCTCGAATTCGATTCGGGATGTCAGTTCTGCAAATAGCTCGTCGCGTTTATCTGCCGGAACTTGTGGAAGGGAAACTATATTGCGCCAAAGAGAATGACAAACAAAGCCACGGGTAGAGTTGAGATCGCCAGCAATCGCTCTTTCGTGAAGCGCGACGCTTTGGGCTATCCCCAACCCCTTATAATCCGTGGCCTTGGGTCTTGCCATTCTCAGTCACCGTTCTTAATAGGACTGCGTTATGTTGGTAACAAGCACCTGATATAGACGATTGTTCGCATTATCATAATGCGCCCGGAATACCACCTTCGCAGCCAGAAGCCCATCCTCGTCGCCGAAGGGGAACGCCTCGTAATTTACGATGCCGAAGTTCAGGTTGACGTTATACTTCTCGGATCCTTGAATGGTATCGCCGTTGATGTCAATCACAAGCGTGGTCGTGGTTCCTGCGACGAATTTCGCTCTCTCAACTTCATCCGCGAAATAAATGGTGAATGTTCCCTCGGCTGTATTCTCCAAAGCCAGGAGATCATCCACAAGCTGATCCTGCGTGGTTGCTCTCTTTTTGAATAGACCGTTCTTCAGAGAAACTTCCCATGCCTTAACTTCGGTTGTGGCAACACCGCCGATCGTGAAGGTATCATTCTGGAAGCTCATTTCTTCGCTCTCGACGAATACGGGAGTTCCGATCAATCCGGCAGCCTCAGTTCGGCCCATGATCGCCGTTTCCATCATAATGAAATTGTCCGGGGATCGCGTGAGCTTGATCTCTCCGGCATTCACGCCGTTATATTCTTTTACTGATAGGCTGCGGTCCAGATACAGGGTATAGGACTGAGGTAACAGGCTGGTTCCGGGCGTGATAGTATGCTGGAACGCGAACTGCCCGGTTGTAGAGTCGGACGTAACCGATGCAGCGCTCGCCGTGTCCGCAACCGTGAATCCGAGAAGGGTTGCAGCGGATGTCGCCGTGTTGGTTCCCGTCAACCATACGATTTGAACCGCAGCGATCGCACCTGCAACCGCGATCGTTACCTTCTTTGTGCTGAAGTCGTATGTCACGGTATAAGTCCCGGTTCCGGCTGCCTCAAGGCGTGTCTTGATCTCCTCGCAAAGGGATCCCACAACGGCGCTCGATGCGCCCATAGGGAAGTTACCAGCCGTGAGGGTTGCGGTTAATTCACCGCCACCATCTTCCTTAAAGTCGATCTTATCATTTGACGCTGCCGTGACTGTGAAAGCGGAAGCCTCTGCGCTGGAAGCAACATCAATCAGCATGTCGAAAAATTCAACCGCGTCAGAAGCCCGGAGGGGGAATTTGATCGTTCCGTCGATGTCGATCATGCCGTTCCCGGAAGGGAATTTCGATTTCACACCGCGCACGGTTTCATCCGTCAGGCGTTGAAGTTTGAATTCAATTTCAGAGTCGGGCGATATTGCAACCCATACCAAAGGCGTAGCCTCAGCGGTTCCTCTGACGGACTCTTTGGCGAGTCCAAGCCTTTTCAACATCTGTGAGAAGTTTGCCATTGTAAATCCTCCTTATGCCGTTTTTCCGGGCGACTTGTATAAAAATTCCACGGTCAATCTGAAAATCGCGTGGCCCTCAAGGTTTCCCTCGTCAGTCTCAATCGTTTTGACCTTCGTCCAGTTTACCCGACCGCCCTGCGTTGGATCTGCGTATAGCGCTTCGGTTACATCTTCGATAAGATCGTCAAGCTGTTTCTGAACATCATCCGCAGCAGCTTTTACGAATCCATGAATCCGAACCAGCATTAAAGATTTAAAATCCTTGTGCGTTACATCTTCTCTGGTTTCATCCGCGCTTGATACGAATAGCGCAGGATAATCCTCGTCGGTTAATTCTTCAAGGGACACCAGCCCTCTTGCGAATGTTGCAACATTGAAATTAAATCCATTCGCTATCGTAATAGTAGGCAGAACCGTTTCTGCTATGTGCGTCAGTATTACTTTACGATTTGAATTTGCCATACAGCCTCGGAATCACCTGGACCAATTCCTCTTTGAATATCAGACTCGTCGGCATAAAGAAGCTGAAGGGAACCGCTGAGACTTTGGATAAGGT